TTCGGCTTGCATCAGCAACCGTTTTCTCCATAATTGGAAGGCGTGACTTTAGGGCATCAGTATTTAATTCAACCTTGATAACTTCTGCTGAACGTATCTCCTCACCAATCTTGGCGATTTTAGAAAATATTTGCTTGCTCATTTTATTTGTAAATATAAGGGGGCTTGCGCCCCCCTAATTCATTTACGAGTTAGAACCCACTACAATCGTTTCAACTGCACCTGCAAGTCCTGCGAATGGATTGGCAGTAGTAGCACCTGCAATGAAGTTAGCAGGAAGTTGCTCCTGTCCCTCCATTGTCAAGGTATAGCCCGATAGGTCACCCATAGCGGCACCAGTTACAATTGTTCCACCTGTTACTTCGGCTCCGTAGTTCAGACCCATCATAAAGGCATTGCCGTTGTAGTCTTGCACCACAACATAAGGCCGACCATAGGCAAGCAGCTTCAATTCTTTGTTGTCCTCCTTTGTCAGTTTGGTCAACGTAAGATTCAAAGTCTGCGTGAAGAAGGTAGTACCATTCTCACGGCTTGAGTTAAAGGTCTGCTCAAAAGATGAGTTGCCTTTTACAAGATATTGGTAAGCAGAGAAAGTACCACTAATGTTGGTAATCTCATCGTTGGTGAGGGTAACGGTACCCAAGTCACCGAAGTCTACAAAGTACACGGCATAAATGCCACCTACTACGTCTTTACAGGGTACCGCCCTGCCTTTTGTTAAATCACAAGCCATTGTTTCTTTGTTTTATTAGAATTAAAAAAGAGGGCGAGGACATAGCCCAAGCCCCCTCTTGATTTACATTAACTCGGATTAAGAGTAAAGGACTACGTCAGCTCCGATTCCGTACTGAACTCCTGCGAAGAAGCGTAGGATTACTCGGATGTTGTCTGAACCGTCAAGGTCAGCCATATCAAGTACACGGACTTCGTTGCGCTCGTTCAAAAGACCTGTTCCAAAGAACATATTGCTTGCTTGAGCAGCGACCATCTTGTTAGAAGGAAGACCGTTACACATTACAACCTTGATGCCGTCAAAGAACAAGTCTCCGTTACCATACCAAGTAGTGCCTTTGTTGTCAACACCATTCGCTCCAAGACCTGAAGTTCCGAATCCACCAAGCGCACGGACATAAGCCTTTGCTACGTTTTGTGGGACAAAGATTTGAAGGTCTTCCTTGCCATAAAGGGCAGAAGGGATTGCATCTACGACTTTACCAAGCTCTGCGATTACGTTCGCAGCAGTCACGGTGGTAGCAGTTACGTCAATAACGTCAGAGTCAGCAGTCATCAAAGAAAGGAATCCAGAGAACTCACCTGCTGAAGCAGCAGCTCCGTTCCAAATGTTCTGCTCAATCTTCTGTGAAGTCTTTGCAGCAACGTGGGCGATAAGGAAGTCAGCGAAAGAAGCAGGGATGCTATCGTAAGCAGAGAAACCCATCTGACCACCAATCCAAGAATCGTAGTAGTCCTTCTTGCAAAGTTGCAAGTTTACTTGGAATGGCTCAACCTCAAGGATGCGGTCGGTCAAAGTCAAAGTAGAAGTTGCATCAAAATCACAAGTGGCATCTTTTACGATGTCGTTAGTGTTCACCTTCTGAAGGGTGGTGCGGTAGTTTACGTTTGGAAGAATCTCGATGAGACCTTTGTCCAAAGTGTTTGCGCTCAAAAGAGCAGCAGAGATGTACTTGGAGGCGAACTGCCCCGCATACGAAGTGGTTATCGATGTAGTCGTAGCCATTTGATTTTCTTTTTTTTATTTATTAACTGTTGATTCGTGCAAGGACTCGGTCAATCGCTCTTTCGGGGCGGTTGGCACTCATCTTTTGGACTTGCTTTGTTTCGGGGTTGTGCTTGATGGCTTTCGCAGCAGGTGCGGCAGATAGTTCTGCTTTAACCGCAGCCATCTCCTCCTTCTTGGCGTAACCGCCCATCTCCTCACGCATTCCTTTCATCTCCTCACGCATCATTGCAATCTCCTCGAGAACTTTCTCGATGACTGCAACAACCGCAGGGGCTTCTTCTACTTCCTCTGCAAGTTCGGTAGATGCTGCGGCCTCAACCTCAACTTCTACCTCTGCTTCAGCAGCGGCTTCTTTGATTTCAGCGATTACGCCTTCTTCGGTGATAACGAGTACACGACCATCTTCAAGGAGGTGTTCGCCAACTGGAGCAGCAACTCGGTCTTCGCCACTTACGACAAAGACTTCGTTGCCTGCTTCAAATGATTCTGCCTCAAGAACGGCTCCGTTCTCAAGTGTCATTTGCTCGAACTTTACCTCACGGATGGAGGATAACTCGGCAAGGATGCGGTTTAGGATATTGTTTGCTTTCATATCTAACTAATTAAAGGGGTTTTGATTATTTGTAACATTTTTAAGGATTGATAACTACCGTGCCTTGTCCGACAAGGGAGCCAACACCCTGCGCTTGGATAGAGCCATCGCAGCAGTTGGACTTGTAGGTATTGTCGGGGCATAAGCATCCACGCCTTCCACCTCGTGGTGACGCTACTGGGAGTTTTTGTGGTCTATACATTGTTAAGTTCTTTTAGTTTGGATTCTGCCCAACGCTTACCTGCAAGACCGCCCCATAGCAGGAACGATATTGTGCCGCAGGCTTGCGTGTCGTTCTCATCGTAGTATTCTTCGGCTCTTGATAGGTACGAGTACATCCGTGTGATGGTCTCTACACTCACAGGCTTGCCCTGTGCTAACTGCTGCGCCCTTACCTTACCGACAGGCGTTGCACACTTGTTGCCGTTCTTCTCGTTGAGTTCTATGCCTCGCTTGGCGTTGTTCTTCACCGCATCGGGGTAGTCAGAGAACGATTCCATCTCGGTGCGTGTTCCCGACTTCTTACGGCCATCTCTTTTTATGATAGCAACAATCTGTGCAAGCATCAACGCTGCTTCCTGCTCCTCAAGGTGCGCCATCTCTTGCTTGGCAAGGTTTAGCTTGTCCACGAAGTACCCCTCAATAGAGAAGCCTTTGACCTTTCCCGTCTTGACAAAGTTTGTCCAAATCTCTGGGTTGTTGACTTTCATAGATACCATCCAAGTACCTACTGGCAAATCAAAGCCGTACTTCTTGCTCTTGTCGTGTACCTCATCTTCGATAATCCAAGACTCCACAACCGTGAGGCCATTGATGCCTACCTCGTGTTCAAGCGTAGCGTTGTTCTGCTTGGACTTCTGAAAGAACATCTCGCTTGCTTTGCGGATGGTGGCTTCGCTGAAGTAAACGTAGAATTCCTCTTGGCCTTCGGCTCGGTAGATGGGCTTGTTGGGTACGAGTGCTGCTCCCATAAGGATGCGCTTCTCATCGCTCTGCGTAGCGAACTCAACCCTTTGTGAGTTGAGCGCAATGAAGTCCTCCTCAATAGCAGGGTATTCTACAAGGGAGATTGCATCAATGCCAGTTAGCAGCATTGATTCATCAAGTATAAGTTCAATTAGTTTCATCATCCGAATGTTGCGGTTCTTACTCTTTGGCGTTGTAGTTGTTGTGAGGTCGTTACATCCTGCCCTACGACATAAGCACGGATGGGCTGCTGAAACTGACCACCTATGCTTTGTGCAAGTTGATTAAGGTTGGACTGCCCTACGATGTTAAACTGCGCAGGGGTAGAGGGCTGCGAGAGCGTGTTTGTTATGGCAGGGCTGCTACCACCACCGCCTGATTCGGTGGGCACTTGCGTAGCGGTTATCTTTCGTGCGTTTGCAATACCTGTTGCAACAATTCCTGCGGCTCCTATGTAACCAAATACACCACCTTGTGCAAGAGCCTTTGTAGCTCCTGTATAAGTGTCAATGGCTACCTGCGCTAACGCTATACCTTTGCCCAGTAGCGTATTCTCACCCACGAGTTGTGCGATTCCGTTTAGTGCGCCTTTGATAGCATCTAACTTCGCCTGCTGCAAGTTCTTCTCCAAAGCCAAACGACCTGCTGCGTTCTCCGCTTCAAATAACTTTAGAGCATTCTCCGCCTCTGCACGAGCTGCGGTTCCTGCCTTTGTAGCCGCTACCTCTTGCTCAAGCAATGCCTTCTTGCGGTTGAAGACATTTTGCGCTATCTCTATTTCTTTCTCGGCTCTTGCTACCGCATCATCTATGAGTTCAAGTTGAGCGTTCTGCTGAATCTCAAATATCTCTTGGTCGGTCTCACCGATGCTCTTGGTGATGTCTGCCTGCTCACGAAGAAGGGAGTTTTGGTTTGCCAACGCCTCTGACTTCTGACCTTGCAGCCTCTCATCCAAATCAATCAACTCCAACTGCGCTTGCTTCAGCGCAACAAGATTCTCGTTGGAGTTTACAATTCCTAACTCTGCCTGCGCTGCCGCAACCTTTATATTTAACTGCACCCTCTCAAGCTCCGCTTGCTCCTCAAGAGATGCAAGTAGTTTGTCGTTTGCCGATTGGCGTTCTGCAAGTGAGACAAGCTCATCATCACGCAACTGCCGAAGCTGCTCTTGGGTGTTTTGGAACTGAAGCTGAATCTTCTGCCGTTCTACATCAGCAAGTGCCGCTTGCTTGCGTAACGCTACCAATCGCTCTGCATCGCTTACGGCCTTGTCTACATCCAACTCCTGCACCGCCTTTGTAACGCTCTTTGCAACTGCTACAACGGTCTTTGCTACCTCGCTTGCTGCTTCTGCAAGGTTATTGATGACCATCTTGCCACTTTCCAAAAGGTTCTCACCCGTCTTGGTCAACTCCTCACGAGTGAGGGCTATCTCCTTGTTTAGCTCTTTGATGCGTGTTGCATCCTTATCTCCAAAGAATGACTTCTCCCAAGCGAGCTGCGTTTCAAGCACCGCTAATTGGATGCCCTGTATGATGCCTACAAATACATTAAGCACTCCGCTAATCAATCCACCCAGTACCTTCTTCGTTGCATCAAAGCCTCCGTTGAGTTTGCTCTGCTCCTCTACTGCCCCAAAGATTGCTTCGGTTATCTGACTGAAGATAATGCTCAAGGTAGTCATCACCTTGTTGACCGCATCTACTACCTTTTGGTTGCTTTGAAAAGCCTCCGATAGTTTGTCTACTACGCCAACAAGAAGCCCAAGCCCAAGACCGCCTTTTAGTAGGCTTCCTAATCCGCTTGCTGCTTTTTTTGCAAGCTCAAAGGGTGCGGTAACGACTTTCTTTAGGCCGTCAAATGCCTTGTTGATGATGCCGCCCGTCTTCTTGGCTTCCTTGCCTACGTCAGCAGCTTCCTTCTGTACGCCACCGAGATTCTTCTCAAGCTCCTCAATCTTTTTATTGAGCGCATCAATCTGCTTCTGAAAGCCAGAAGTATCTCCTTCAATACGAATTTCTTCTACTACTGCCATTATCTACGTTTTAGAAACTCCTTCCAAGTTCGTGGTATTGCGTTCTTGCCCTTTGCTATATCAATAGTTTCGGAGACGTTGCGATAGTCACTTGCTTGCAGCAGTTCTATCAAATAACTTAAATAGGTGGGCTTCATACTACGTTAAGGAGTTCAAATGATGCTTTGCCTGTGGTCATATTAAGGTTCACGTTGTTCACGAGGTACTTCGTGCCGTTCCAGATGATTGCATTCTGAAGGTTCAGCGTGATAATCTTACCGATGGGTAGCACCGCTTCTACATTGTACAACCTGCGTTGCTGGGAGTAGAGGTCGGTAATGTAATCCACCCACTCGGTATTGTAAAGACTGCGGTTGACCGATTGCAGGTGGTATGGGTCTATGTCTGCACCAAAGCAAATAGAATGCGATGCTCCTGCACTTGTTGGGCTATTTGAGACATTGGCATACCAAGCAGTAGTTACTTCTCTGTGAGTTCCGTCTGCATTTACAAATGTTAATTTATTTGCGGTTAAATCGTAATCTCCAAAAACTCCATAAAACAATACAGGCGCACCCAAGTATGGGTTGAATGTACCATCTTCGTTTGCCTCACTTGTGATGCTCTTGTAAACGAGTACGTTCGTTAGACTCGTAGGTGGGTGTTGGTCGGTCAGCCTCTCAAACAAAGGGCATTCAAACGGCACTTCAATAAGAAACTCATCGCCATCAAAACTAAAGGTGTTATTCAAATCCCCAAAGCCTACGTTGTTTGTCTGTTGGTATTGGAATCCGAGTATCTGCTGCGTGGCTTGGTACTTAAATTCAATCTCCCTGTATAGGGGTGGGCGGTTCACTACATACTCCGTTATGTCCAAATACTCTTGGTAGTCTTTGTTGGTTCCTGCTGCGTACCAATCATCCAATGGCTGAAGTAAGAAGCTTGTGGATGTAGTAGGCACAATCACCATATTATACATCTTGAGAATGCCTGCTAAAAAGTCCTTTACCTTAATCTCGGGCATTATGTCTTGCACCACCACTTGAAAGGAATAGCTTGCTGATAAGGTTTGGTCTACCGAGAAACTAACAGAAGCCGTATCACTATCAATACCCGAATAGTCCGTGCATTGGTATGTCATTGCCGTAGGGTTCTGCGGTCTAATAAACAACTGCACCGTATCGCCTGCGGCAAACGACAAAGCAGCCATTGTTGTAGTTACGGAAGATGCAGCGTGGGCAGGAACTAATACAGAAAAGTCAAACACTCCATTGCGAAAAACCGCAAGCTCGTAGTTCTCGCTGACGTTTGCCATTGTAATCTGCAAATCATATTGTTTGCTATCTACAACAGTCCAAGTATCGGTTGTGAGACTAAACTGCGAACCGCTGCCCGTATTGCGATTCATATTTATTAATTGATAAGCAATGTCATTGCCTCCTGCAAATAGATACCCTTCAAACCTGTGCAGCCAAAGGGATAGGTCTTGGAATGGATTACCAACCAAGAAACTGCCCGTGAACGTAATTCCGTATTTTGCTTGAATCTGCTCAAGAATAGCATATACCTTCAGCGCAGGCTTTAACTCATAGTATCGGATGCCACGCCTTCCAACGCCTCCCGATTTGTGAGCAATGTTGTTCTCATTGTCAGCACCTGCGTTACTTGCGCTTTGATAAAACCAATTCTTTACAGGGCTGCATAGCGGATAAAACAACGGATTGTAGGTGTCTTCAGTAAGCCTATCAAATACTGCATCATCGGTGTACTCGTGGTCGTAGTCGCTGAAGTCAAGGTCGTACAAATAGTCCTCGCCAAACAAGTCAGTAAGCGTTACCACATCGCCATAGAACGTCAGCGTGTACGCATACGGCTCTGTGCCTTTCAACTGCACATTCTCCATCTCTACGACACCAGTACGGAATGGCAAGGAGTTTATCTCAATTCTTGCTGCTACCCTAAACCTGCCATCAAACCCACCCGTTATATCGGTTCGGTAGTAATGGCTGAAGATAGCATTGTTTGTTGTACTCGCAGGAACGGTGAACCCCTGCGTGAAGTCCGTGAACACCTTGCTGATGTCCTGCACGTTCTGCACCGATAGGTTGATGCTTATCTCCTCATCTTGAAATATATCAAGACGTTGATTGTTGATGTAAATATCAACCTTGTTCATCGTACAAGCATCCTTTGGTCAAAGGCATAGGTGAAGCTCATCGTGTAGTTGATGGTCTTGTCGTTGATGGACTTCTGGTAGTCCACGCTGCCACGATTGGGGACTACTGCTATCCATTGCCCATCTTCGTAGATAGCGACCTTCTCGCTCATCAGAATCTCCTCTACCACCTCGCCATAGGATTCATCTACAAAGCCTGTGTTTAGCGTTAGCGTATTGCGAGAATTGATGTTAAAGGACTGGTACTTGCCTGTTGCGTAGTTGACATCGGTATAGCCATCAGCATAGATGCTCTTTTGATATTGGTCTTGCGTAAAGCTACCCTGCTCCGTTGACTTCTTAAAGAACGTGATGTAGTCGCTCATCCCAAACTTGTTTACGAACTGAATTTGATACGGCTCGTACTTGGGTTCGCATATAACTTCAAAGTCTACTGCGGTCTTGTCATCAACCTCACCCAATGCCTCAAGTGCTTCGCATAGGCAGTCAAGTCCCTCTACTACGCCTCCATCAGTAATCACCCTGTCATTGTATGCAATGCCTTCGCTATTGACAAGCAGGTTGATTGTGTAATTGTCTGTTGGTGTGATTCCTAAAAATGCCGCTACGTTAGAAACTCCAGAGGGGATGTAGATAACCATCTGCGTAGAGGTGAGCGTAGTGTTTGCCCATCCCAATTCATCCTTCAAAGAGAACCAGTATTCTGCTCCGTTGATTTCAATACTAAAGCCATTGACTCCGCTTGTAGTGTTGTAAGATACTGGCAGCGATTGGTAGTTGCCTGCAAGCACCTGCATTGGGCGGTTGGTGAATAGGTTGGGCTGCGTTACTCCGCTATTCTGCTGCTCACCCAACGACTTGTACCCCTCTAAAACAAAGAAGTAATTTGTTCCTGCGCTTGCACTTTCGGGTGCGCTGCCGTTGTTAGAGTATGAGAAGCTGCCTGTCCTGCGTACCCATAACGCCTCACCCGTTTCTGATGCGCTGGGTGCGGTGATAAAAGCTTTACCAAATGGGTGCAAGAAACGCTCACGCACCAAGTCCGCAATCTCGTAGTTTATGACATTGTTTATTGCATACGACTTTGATAGGTTGTAGGTCGTTTGTCCTGTTACGGGAGTTTGCGCTCCTGTGTAGATTGATATTGCAACATCAAAAGAATATAGCGCATCGTTGGGCAGGGTGTTATTCTTGCCCGTGACAAATAAAGGGCTACGAGCTTGCGCTATGCTTGCAGGTAGTACTGATACTGGTGTACTCATAGTTTTATATTTAAGTCCTTACGGGTAAATGCTTGCAGGTCATCTTTGCCTAATTGGAACGACTGAATAAGCTCTGGCGGTAGCTTGGCAAACCCAAGCCTAAAGGGAGTGCTAAAGAACTTCGTTGCAGGTATGCCCTGCCGATATACGGACTCACGCACCGCAAAAGGATTTAGCCCCTTGCTCTCTGCCCACCGCTTGAAGTGCTTTGCTGATGGCTTCTTGCCCTCCTTGTAACTGTATGGGCTATCGGGTGCTTTCTGCTTCCATATCTTGCCCTTGTTGTTTCGCTTGTTGAATGGGCTTGTGGACTTTCTCGTGCCTCCTGCGCCCTTTACTCCCTTGTCTTGGAAGTCACCATAGTCCTCCATCTCAATGCCCAAAGTAAACGAGTTCTCGCCTACAAATAGTTTATACTGCAAAGAATTGTAAAGGGTCTTGTCAAAGTTGTGCTTCCCTTTGGTGAGGTTAGTTTTCGCCTGCTGAATTACAAACTTTGCAAACTTGGTAAGCACCGCTTCCAACAATTCCTTCCGTGCCATTTTAGCAGATGCTGATCTCGGTGTTAGCAAGCAGCACATCAAAGGTTGCAGTCCACCCTGCAAGCAGGTTCTCAAACCTCTCGCTAAAGGGAACGCAAGAAGCAGTACCATCCAACTGGTAAAGGTCGGTGTACAACGTACCCCTGCGCAGTTCTGTCACCACATCGTTGATTACTGCGAGCTGCGTGTTCAAGATGTTCTGCTCGTTGCTCGTGCCGTAGAACGGCTCTGCCTGCAAGCGAGGATTCTCTTTGGTCTCATCCACCAAGTCCATACAAACAATGCTCACGTTCATACGGACTATCTGTCCCTCGAATGTTGCTTGGTTGATTATGATGTGCGACAAAGGAAAGATGGTCTGCTTGTTTAGGTCGATGTCAAAGATATCGCCTGTCGTTACCACGTTGACTTGGCTATTGGCCTCAAGGGTATCTTTTAGCTTGGTGGTGATGTCGTAGAACTGTCTCATTTTTTAATCTTATCTAATTGTTTGCGTTCAACGTCTATGCGCTCTTTTTCAAAAACGAGAAAGGTAAGGGCTTCGTGAACGCCAAGCCTTCCGACTCGTTCAAATCTTGTAACATCTCCTTGAGCAAGCTGATGGAAGGAAGAATACCATCCCCACTTTCTACCGAATTGGGACTCTGCGGAGTATTCGTTTTCTCCTTCTCCAAAGAGGTCAGGGTAGCGAGAAGTAACTCGTTTCCTAAACGCCAAAAAAAAACCGATGCTCCCATCACAACATCCATTGGCGCATCCTTCATTGATGCGGAGTATTTGGATGCTGATTCGTATGGCTCAATAGCGTACCGCTTGCCTATGCGCTCGGTGATGGGTCGGTAGAGGACTGCCATCGTTTTGTGCAGCTCTTGTATGTCACCCATATAATTATCCAAGTCCACATACTCACCGAAGGTTATGTCCTCAAGGTTAGGGATGAACCCGTAGGTTTCACCGCCCATCGTGAACTCTGTCTTTAGGTTTGGCTTCTCGCTGAACATCGTATTGATGTGGCGCATCACATTGGCTACGCTTGCGAACTTTACATTGGGCAACTCTGCCAGAGGCACTCCGCAGAATATCTCAAGCATCTTGTGGGTCAAGAACTCCTCATCGCCCTCAAGCCTCGCAAAGCGTTGGTATTGGTCAAGCGTGATCTCCGACAGGGAGGTGGGTACAATTACCTTTAGTTCCATTATTAAAATAACCTTTTAGTTTTAGCGTATGGCATACCTCCCAAAGTTAGGGCGGCTCAACTTGTTATACGTTGCATAGCGCAGCGCATCTATGGCGTGGTTGAATGCGTCTATGGGTTTGTTGAGCAGGTTGCCGTTCTTATCTTCTACCCATTTGTAGTTCTGAAGTTCCTTGATTAGGTTGCTGCTTCGTGGGGTTACAAATAGCTTGTGCCGCTTCAGTACGTCAATACCCACTATGACGCTATCTGCGCCCTTCTGCGTGGGTTTCACGTTCCATCCCATACGATGCAGCTCCTCAATAGATTTGGGTTCAGCAGAGTCAGCATATATCTCTGCCCTTCGGTCAAGGCCAAGTGAGGAAAGTACGTTGCTGATGTCGGGGTTTGTCATACCCGTGCGGTATATCAGCTCATCCACATAAAGATTGTCACCCGACTTATAGACCGCCACAAGTGCGGTTGGGTCATTGGTGTACCCAAAGTCCATCCCGTGACATAGGAGTGTGGCTTCCGTTGGTATCTCTGCCTGCCCGTATTGGAAGATGGTGGCTCGGCTCATACCACGTTCTCCTAATCCATAGATTCTCCAATAGTCATTGTCCGTATGTTGCAGCCTCTCTATCTCCTCAACGATTGAGGCATCCAAGAACGGGTTATCAAGGTAGGTTGACTGGATGTATGTAACGTCATCACGGGTCAGCAACTTATCGTAAATCCAATGGAACGCATCAGAGGGGTTGTAGTCAACCCATATCTTACCTGTGGTACGAATCAAGAGCTGAAAGAAATCCTCCCAAGTCAGTTCGTTGGCTTCGTTGCAGAATAGGTAGTCACGTCTTGCTCCACGTTTCTTCTGCGGTTGGTCAAGGCTGATGAACTCAAAGAGGTTGCCATTCAACTCGTAGGTGTAGTCGCTCTTGTTATGCCGTGCCTCATCATAGAGACCGTTGGCATTTAGTATTTCAAAGAAGTCACGATAGGCCGTCATCTTCAGAGATGGCAGCGACTTGCGGACAATGGAGTACACCTTGCCTCTATCCTCCATCGCCATCACGATGAGCATCTGCAAAAGCGAGTAGGTTTTACCAGAACGGCTACCGCCTTGATTGACTACTATCCGAGTTGGTGCGGTGTAGTTCTTCTCAAAGAGTTCGCTACTCTTTAGGTTTAGTTCGGACAATCTCTACCTTGATTTTCGTTAGCTCATCCGACACTTCGTGTGAGTTCTCCACCCTTGCGAGTTTGGGAGTTGTGTACTCTGCCATCTTGTTCAAGAGGTCAAGTGCGCCCTTTGGGTCATCAGCAGCAACTTGGGTGAGCCATAGGGTCATATTCTCAAGGTTGGCTTCGATAAGGGTTTGGAATGCCTCTCGTATTTTATTGGTGGTCTTGTTTGGTGTTCCGCTTGGCCTTCCTGTGTTGCCTGCTATGAACCTGCCTTTGTCATCTTTCATATCCGTTCAATTCCGTTATTTTCGGTTGTATCTAAATAACCCTTTTTGCGAGGTGGTGATCGTGTGTTGCTTTAAGTCGCTCCTTGCATTCTTTAATATCTCCGTATGCAACGTGGCAAGGTCGGCATAGTGCCATCAGGTTTTCTATGGTATCAGCAATTTTGCTTCCACCCATCCCACGAGATTCTATGTGGTGAATGTCTTGCGCTTGGCCTTGACATACCTCACAGGGGATGAAGTCAGTTGTGGAGTAGCCCATCCCCTTTAGATAGACCTTTGTGTGGTTCTTCATAGTCCGCAGTATCCCGTATCGCATTCGTTAAAATCATCATCAAACAATTCAAACTGCGAGTTCCAATTCTTGA